GGATATAGTGTAGACATGGCTAAACCATTTGGGGGGGGTCCCGCCGGAGCGGGCAGCCCCCGGCCTCCCGCCGCCATTGTCCGTGCCATAGTGCATGGAAGTGTCATGGCTGTGGCTTGGCATTTCGTTGATAGTCAGCGTGTGAGTATCCTCGCCGCCTGTAGAGCCAGCGGGAAACTTCTGCGACTGAGCCAGGAGGAATACACCATTAAGCGCTTGCCATGTACCGCCAAGAAACGTTGCGGGGTCTGTTGGCTTGGTTAGTTGAATAATAATTCCCACTGGATACATAGCATCCAGCAGGTCGAAGTTCTTGGCCAAGTCCTTAATAGTCTGAGTGACATCATCTGTCACATCTGGCTTTGTAAGTCCAAGCCTTGCTGTTTTAGTGCTCATTTAGATATCCTTCCACTCGAACTTGAGTGATACGTCATTGCCTGGATGATTCTCGTTGTCTCCAACGTACATGTTGTTTTGCCATGTACCACGAACGCTCTCCCACGTCTTGCCTGTGTAAGCCTGCCATTTAAGGCTCTTGAGCCTGTTCTGTCCTGCTCTGGCAAGGTAACTAAGTGTGAGCCCGTCAAAGCGATTCCACTTATCACCCGTGTAATCACGCCACAAGGCTGTGCCGTAATCAAGCGTGGTGTTAACGGTGATTGTGTTCTTGCCATTGTGTAGTCGTGCGGCATCGCTCGACCATACGCCAGGGCTTAAGAAGAAGCTTGTACCGTTGATGTTTACGATTGCGTTCGACTGGGTTGTAATAACCGCTAGAGCGTCATGCGCAGGACCGTCAACAACGTAAGACTTGCCAAGCTCACCATTGAGCAAATACTCGACAATACCCTTGCTCTTGTAAGGCTCACAAACAACCTTTACTTTGAGCGCCACGCCTTGCATGAACATCTTCTGAGTGTCAACCTCGAAGCGTCCGTGATAGGTGTAACCCTCATCCCATGACAGCTTGAAGTCGTACGCTCTGCCATGTAAGAAGTTGCGCAGCTTAGTAAGAGACTGCTCAATCTCAGCCCAATCAAGAGCCGTGTTTGGATAGCAAGTAAACTCGATTGTTCGCTTACCAAAAAGCGGGCGGTGAGCGAACCACTCAGAGAGGTCTAAAACGCCATCTGCTCCAGGAATAGTGACTTGCATGGTCTTTGGTGCAGGTGGTGTATCAACATAGTCTGTCATGATCATGTTGAATGTCTCACAAAGCGGTGTGTCATCTACATATATCTCGAGATTCATCGGCTAGCCACCACCTTGTAAGCACCCAAGTTGGCGTCAACGTAAGGAGATACGACACCGCCAACAAGTCTTGCGTCCATGTAAAGCTTCATGTTCTTGAGGTCCTCACGCATATTCCTAATCTCAGCAACAACAGCGCTTTCATGGCTAGATTCATTCATTGCGTCAACTATGTAGCCTTTGATGTTGTCGATTGGAAGAATCGCTTCTGGACCAGCTTCACCGCCAACCATTGGACGTGAGCCATTCATGCCAAACATCGTTGGCTTAGTCAGAATGCCGCCTTCTGCGTACCAGTCAATACTCAGATGTGGAACGGAAGGTGGAGCAATCGAGAAAGAGCCAGAGATGTTAAAGTGTGGCAGTTTGATGTGCGGCAACTGAATAACAAGACCAGCGAAGAAGCTCTTAATCCTGCCAGGAATACTAGAGATAAAGCTAACCATATTGTTAAAGTTGTTCTTGATGCCATCACCAATCGAATAGCAGAAGTCCTTCCATGCAAGGAATGCCGCTGTACCAAGTGACAACGCAGCTGCAATACCCGCCATGCCATTGTGAACAACTGTTGCTAGTCCCTCGATAACTGGTCTAAGGCCGCCGCAAATCTCACGGACAGTAACGCCAAAGTTAGCTGCGTCACTACCAGCACTGGACATATCGTCACCCATGTCCTTAAAGAGAGGGGTAACAGACTGAATACAAGCTGTGAGGTCCTTAGAGATTTGGTCGATAAGTGGCTGTAGAGCATAGAAGACACCATTCACGGTATCAATCAAAAAGCTGAGAACGCCGTTGAAGCCTTCCATTGCGCCACGGACAAGTGGCAACACACTAACGCCAAGCTCCATGAGTGGCTCAATAAATGGAGTGAGTACGTTCAAAATGTTCGAGAGCAAGTCCATAAAGAACTCTAGAGCTAGTGACACCTGCTCCATGTTAGCCTTGAAGATACTATTGACTTCATCCAGGGCATTTGTGTTCTCAATAATGTTGTTGAAGGAATCGCCAATACCCTTAGCAAAGTCCTCAATGGAGCCTATAAGCCCCTCAAGAGAATCAGCAACGCCATAGACATCAAAGCCTGTTGTGTCGATAAAGTCACCGATAGCAACTTGGTTGTCAGATAAGAAAGACTCAATAGATCCTGTCAACTTCTCTGCAACACTAGCTCCAAGGTCTTTGAGGTCTGTTGCCTTTGCTGCGCTCGTAAAAGATGAGAACATACCAGACGCAATAGACTTAAAGTCAAGGCTCTCAACAACAGCAGCAAGCATGTTGCCAAGTTCCTCGCCGATACCCTTCGCAACGTCTGGCAGAGCCTTAAAGAGTCCTTTGGTAATTCTGACGATTGTTGGAATGAGGTTTTTCGCAACCGTTCCGATAGACTTCAGAAGCTTCTCAGACATGCCCTCAATGTCGCCATTAGGGTCTGCGATGGCCGTGAGCCAGTTCTCCCAGGAAGCCTGCATCATCTGAATAGAACCTTGGATAGTCTCCGCTGCTTCTTCAGCGGAGTTGCCCATAATGCCTTGCTGTTCCTGGATGTCATGGATTGCCTGGACGATGTCACCATACTTCTCAATGGTTAAGTCACCAGCACGGCCTTGCGCCTTCTCAAAGGCGTTAGCGTCTGCAATAAGACGCTCCATCTCTTGCTTTGTACCGCCATATCCAAGCTTCAAGTTGTCAAGCATGGTGTAGTTCTGCTTAGCGAAACCTTGATAGGCGTTCTGAATGTCTTGAAGGTTAGAACCAAAGATTGAAGCATTATCGGCCATGTCAGTAATTGCCATGTTGCCCGCGCGGGCAGCCGCAACTACATCGCCACCAAAAGATTGCTTAAGCGCCGCACCCATACTATTGAGCTGATCCATATACTGGTTCATCGAGACACCAGCGACAGCATAGGCAGCTTGAGCGTTAGCCATTACCTGGCTTGATGCTTCGCCAAAAATCTTCTCTACGCCGCCAGAAAGCTGCTCAAAGTTTGCATATGCGTCAAGTGACTGTTTGCCGATGGCAATCATCGTTGCACCGATTGCAGCAACTGCCGCTGTAACTCCCAAAGCAGCTGTCTTCATACCGTCAAACGCCGCTGTTGCTACGCCTTCATTAAAGCCTTTAGTTGAGGGAATGACAGAGACGTAAGCAGAACCCACTTCTGCGTTAGCCATATTCACCTCCTAATTAATGTGAGTCCCACCAGTCGTTAAATTGGCTGATTGGGATTGGGTCCTTGCCGTAGACCTCCTCTTTGGCGCTCTCAACGCCAGGGCGTGTGAGTGGCTTAGGCTTAGGTTGCTTCTTAGTTGTGTTAGCAGAGGAATACATCCATGTAAGTTGGCTTATCTGGTCTGAGAGCCTTGCAAGAAGCTGTGGGACAATCTCCTGCGATTCCCAGAGCGCATAGTCAATGTCATCCAGATGTGTTGCCTTCCAAAGCGCAGAAGTTTTTGGCAAGTTATTGATAAAAGAAAAGAGCGCCCTATAACTAAGGCGCTCTCCAAGGTCATCTAACGTGAAGCCTGTGAGTGTCATGAGGTCATATTCAAGCTCTCCAGTATGCTTAAGTATTAACTGCGAGAGCCAAACTATTCCCCCGCTTCGACCTCACCAGCTTCAACACGCATCTTATTCCACTCAGACATAATGGAAGATAGATCGTCAATACTAAGCTTCTCAACCTCAACAACATAAGGCTTCAAGAAGCTTACGAACCACTTCACTGCTTCCATGCTAGAAGCTTCAGCATTCTCAAGAATGCCAACACGCTCAATGTCTGCAAGAGTAAGCTGGAGAGGAATATGACACTCTGCACCGTCAACGGTAATATCAAGCGTCTTATGAGAGGTTGAGAAGTTAAGCATTATCGAGTCACTACTCCATCATCGGTAAGAATATAGATACTGTTGCCCTGTGCGTCTGGCTGGCACTGCATCTCAATTGCAAGTGAGATAGCGTCAGAAGACTGGAAGTTGGTGTCTGATGGCGGAATGGCCTGACCGCGAGGAACGATAATCATCATCTTTGCGGCGCCGTCCTTCATCTTGAACACCCAAGAACGAACCTCTGGGAGTCTTGCACCGATAGCAATCTTTAGCTGATTACCATGAGCATTGGTCGCTGCGGTTGCAGTAACAGACTCTTTACCAAACGCGCGAGTCGCCGAGCGCTCAGACATCTCAAGCTCTGTGTACTTAATTGTGCCGTCAAACTTCTCAAGAAGTTTGCGGACAGAAGCGCCGTTGGCTTCTGTGATGTCCTTAGTGGAATAGTCAGTGGACATAGAAATGCCATCGCTGGAGATATAACCAGAGTCCTTAAATGCGGCATTAAGAGCAGAGTTCAAGTCTGTTGGAAGCGCGGTACCAACAGGAGCGTCCAGGACAGCGCCAGTAGTAGCCTGGTCGAGAGCGCCAACAAGTACTTTGGAAGCGTCAACTGCCATAGTTAATTCCTTTCATCTTTAATATTGACTGACATAGAAAACGTGACCTGCCACACGACAAAGTCGCCCTCTTGCTTGCCGTAGCTAAATACGTTTGGCGTGAAGACGGCGTTAATGTTTCTGTCGGTTGGCGGTGTCACTTTAAGAGCAATAGCAAGCTCATGAGCAACCTGCTCAGAGCGTGCACTGCTCCTCGTCCAAATTGAAATAGTATATTCAGGGGAATCATGTGGATAGTCCATCTCGCCGCCTGTACGGTCAACAAGAAGGAACTCATCTGGAGTGTTCTTCTGAACTTCGGTTGAACATGGCAAACCGATTGTGGTATGTGCCCACTTAATGACGTGCTCCATTGAGCTGAATATCATGATTACCCCCTAGCTGCCTTCTGCAGCGTGTTATGCAGAGCATTTGAGTTGATTGCGTGTACGCTTGCTGTATGAACTACCGCATGAGCGCGATTCTTGCCGACTGTGACCTTCACGCCATAGTCCTTGGCACCATACATCGAAGCGGCACGAGCTCGTATCTTCTCTGCACTCTTACGTAAGACTTCCTGCGTCTTAGCACCAGTCAAGATTGATGTCAGCTTGTTAGCCTTATAGATCATCTTGACTGTGCCGCCCGCGTTAGAAGCCGTGAACTGCCTAGCCATCTACAACTCCAAGCGGTACTAAGCAGCTCCATCTCCAACCCTTCGGAATCATCTGCTCTGGGAAGTCGACCGGAGCGCCAACAACGTTGAACCAACGCTTTCCATCCGGACTAACCTGCGCACGTCTGAGACGCTCTGCCCAACCTCGAGGAAAGTAAGCAGTCGCTGTGACTTCAACGCCTTCAGGTCTACTTACCTCTAAGTCCTTTGGTTGAAATGGCGCAAAAAGACATCCGGGAACACTTACTGGCTCTGAATACTTGAATGACTCATTGCCAAAGCGGTCGGTGCCAGATGATGTACGCTCCTTAACAAAAAGCGTCATTGTTGGCTTCATTAGTCCTCCTTTGGCAAAGGGTTCGCAAATACTGCGTACCCCTCATCGACTCCAAGAAGTGACTTCTCAAACGATGTGAAGTAGATGTCTCCTGTTGGGTTTGAGTAGGATACAGAGCCGCCAAAAGGTGAAGCAGTCCAGGACTGTGATTGCACGCCGATTGGTGTTTCTGAACCAGCTTGAAGAACTCGGATTGCAACTTGGCAAACAACAAGCTTCAGAACAGCTGGGTCCTTAGACTCAACATCACAGAGAGAGCCAACAGTGGCAGAGATAAGGGAGAGCAGGTTCTCTGCCCTCCCTTCATCCGTTGCTTCTAGGGTTGGAAACATTGCTTTTAAGTCGCTTAGAGTTGCGAAGGGCTTAATCTGCCCCGCCATGATTAAGCGCTCTTAAGAACTGCGAAGCCCTTAGGGTCAATGACTGCGTAAGAGTAAACAACCTCTGCGCGGTAAGCTACCTGGCCAAGACGCTTGAGGTCGCCGAGTCCATCTGGGTCACCAGTCTCGATGGTCTCAATGTTGATGTCGCGGACAATGCCCCACTTAATGAGGTTGAAGTCGCCCATAACAGCAAGAACCTTGGTTGCAGTCTTAGCAAGAGCACCGGAAACGGTGTTGGAAGTTGCAGCTGCAAGGCCATCGACTACACCAGTGTTGAGGTTGATTGGAATCTCAGGGAACATGCGCAGACCAGTGTTCTTGACACGAACCTTGCGCAGGCTGGAAGCATATGCCTTTGAAAGGCCGATACCAGAGATGGAGTAGCCTGGGTCAACTGCATCAGCGAGTGCGTCGAGGTCAGCAGCTGGGTCAGTGGTTGCAGTGACAACGGTTGCACCAGCGGTCAGAGCAGTCAGACCAGAAGCAGCCATACCAGTAGCAGGGTTGAGAGCGTGGAAGACGAGATAGTCAAGACCGCGGCCAAGAGCAGCAGCAGACTTGTCAACGATTGCGTCAACAATCTGAAGCTGGCTGTCCTCGTCTGCCCACTGAACCTCGTTAGAGAAGCGGACAGTGACAGAGAGCTTCTTGATGGTGTGGTCGACTGGCTTCAGACCGACAGTCTGAGAAGAGTGCTGAGTGGACTCACCGACAATCTCGGCTTCTGGGTCCTGAGTGAACAGGATGGAAGCGCGATTTGCGAAGATTGCTGGAGAAGAAGCAGACAGAGTCTGAATGACGGAAGTGTCTGCAACCTTAGAGACAAGGTCCTTTGCAATCTCAACAGGAAGCTTGATGTTAGTAGTGTTTGTTACTGGCATTGTTAAATCCTTTCTTAATTACCAAATAATTGACGTGCAAGTTCAACCTTTGCGGAGTTATCTCCTGCTTCTGTGGTGAACTTGCCAGGGTGTGGAGCTTTTACTCCTGCTTTGGGCTTTAGATGTTTGGCTAGTACCTCTGCAAACTGGCGCATATCCTCTTCTGTGGAACCTACAACAAGCTCCTCTGGCACATTAAACTCAGACGCAATCTTTCTCTTCATCGAGGCTTGTTCCTCACGGGTCTTATAGCCCTTTACTGCGTCTTCCGCTTCCTGTGCGCGTTTCTGTGCTTCTGCAAGCTCCTCTGTGGCTTTGGAATTTTCCTTAGAGCGCTTCTCCCATTTGCGTGCCTGGGCTTTCCAATAGTCGACAGTGTCAGTCTCATCAAGCTGTGCAGCTTCTGTGACTTCCTCTGTAGTCTCTTGTACTTGCTCCTGCTCAGTAGTGTCTGGCATCTCATGCCCCTTTCTTTCTGTCCGTGCGGACCTAATAAAAAACCAGCCGTGCGGCTGGTTGATTACACCGATTGATTAGAGTCAGTATCTTGTTGCTTCTGCTTCTTCTGTTGCTCTTGATACTCGAGCCACTTTGCGTAGTATTCCTTTGGGTTGTATCCGCCAACCTGTGTTCCAGGCTTGCCCGCTACAACCTTGCAACGGCAGTGATCATGGTAGTGTCTTGTTGCACCATCTTTGGTGAAGTAGAAACCGTTTGCGGCAAGGCGGGCGCAGAATGCACACTCATTGCCTTGTGGAACGCGTGCAAACTTCAGTCCGTGACGCGAACCTGCGTTTGTTGTGGTCCTATTTGCTTGTTGCAATACCTCGCTCTCAAGCAGGTTGCCGCACATCTCCAAGAACTCTGAAGCCTTGATATCGTTGTGCGCGGCAAATTCTGCAATCTGCTCACGGTATTTGGTGTTTACAAACATCGGAACATTTGCAAGGTCGGTATTGCTCGCATGCTCACCACTTGTTTTGTCAAAGAAGTCGAGCGCAATCGAACCGGCTGCATCACCATACGTAAGCGTGACACTTATCATCGACTTGTTGACAAGTTCAATGAACTCGATGTCATCCATGTCTGGCTTAATCTTCAAACCTGCTTGAATGAGTCGTTCAAGACTTGAACGTGCTCTACCTTGCAAGCGTGTAAGCGTTGCGTGGTATGTGTCCATCTCTCTCTTGCTGATATTCATGGCTACTCACCCTGTGAAGCGGCTTTAACAAGTTCCTGTGAAGCAAACCTACGTCTATCAGCCTGAAGTTCTGTAAGAACGTCATCCTTATAACCAAGAGCACGCAAAGGAACATCAGAGCTTGCAAGCCATGGGAAGGTAGAGACCTGCTTCGTAATAGCATCAGACATCGAGACTGGAGACGGTGTCTCCGGGTTAGCAAAGACAGCTGTTGTCTCGTTGTCTCGCATGGCACTGTAGAAGTCCAAGTCATGCTTTACTGCGAGAGCCATAGCAGAGACATTGACAAGAGATCTCTTACAAGATGCAATGTAGCTTGTGATGTCGATAATCGCGTCTTCCTGGTTAGCAATGATGGCGTCTGCTGAAGTTGGGTTAGCAGATGTAAAGCTCAGCGAGGAAAGAGGAACGTTCGTTGCGTCTGAGAACATAGAAGCCAAGAGCTTCATGTAATCACTATGTGGCTGCATGGTAAGCTGTGGAAGCTGTCCATAGTTTGGAATCTGCTTGTTCTTGTTTGGCGTTGCGATAAACGTTGAGCCAATAAACGCGCCAAATGGTGAGTCAGCAATCTTCTGAGCAACGCTTGCGTCAGCGCCAAGTAGATACTTCTGTGGAGCAGAAGCAAATGCAGCGGTTGCGCTCATGTTGAGAATCTCACGCTGTGCATCATCGACAAGACTCATAACCGTGCGACTAATGCGGGAAGTGCCGAACGGACGTTCAAGCGTTGAGTGGTATGCCACGGGCTCAACAGGTACACGACCCATTGAGTGCGATTCTTCAGTCGCAAACCATCTACCATCGAGCAAGCTGAGCGTAATGAACATATCGTCTGTGAAGACGTAAACAAGCGTTGGAGTCTTGATTGACTGTGTCTTGTTCCACTCAGCGTCAACCACTACAAGAGCAGCTTCAATGCGCTTCTTAGCATCTGACCAGATTGCAGATGCGGCGGTTGCGGGATAGCCAGAGATAACAACATCAGGCTCATTGAACTCTGGGTTGCCCTGGGTAACACTAATGAACGCAACTGAGTGCCTAAGAGAACTCATGACTACTTTGCGAACTAGGTTCTCTAAGTCATTCTCACGAGCAATAGTGCGAAGTTCCTCTTTGACAGCTGTATCAGTTGCATTGAAGTTCTGGAACTGTACACGATCAGCCCACCAATTAACGCACTTTGCCGCCCAGTCAATCTTCGCATCAATCTTTGAAGCTAACTGAGGAAGAACAGAAACGCCTAAATCCTTAACCTTTACATTTCCGTTGTAGTAACGGTCTCTGAGAACATTCCTGGTATAGTGCTTGCGCCAAACTGCCACAAGCTGAGAGACAACCTCTCTGTTCTCATCTGATAGACCAATGGCAGCAGCCATGGAAGCATCGAGTCCTCTATCCACTAGAAGAACACCTCGCCTTCATCTTCATCATCTTCATATTGCTTAGCCGCCCATGCAGCTAATGTGGCAGCTTCAACAACCGCTGCTCTCTCGCCATCAAAGCCCCAGCCGCCGGTGCGACCGATGGGGCGCTTATAAGACTCAGTGACTGCCTTTGTCAGTTCGTCTTCTTCTGAGTCATCCAGGGAGTCAGGCTTAAACCATGTAATTGAGCCTTCATTGACTGCATCGACAAAATCAACGTTCGCTGTAATTAAGTCAGCAGCCGCGGGAATTGTCACATTGTCTTCCGGGACAGAATCAATGACACGTCTATAGAGCGATTCAGCTCCCGCTTTGCCATCAATAATGACGGGCACCGTTTGAGCCCTCTTTGTGACAAACTCTGCAAGTGCTTGTTTGCCGCCGATTGTGGCCCTCTTGTCTACGAGCTCAACGTGCGTGCTGTCACCGTCTTTAATTGCAACGCAGACAGCAAAGTAGACTCCATCAACTGAGAACTTCACTGCGTAGGCAGAGGGCGTTCCTTGCGGTGGCGTAGATGTTGCGCATCTCTGCCAGGTCTCCTTATCAATGAGTGGTGCGCCTGCACCTCCTGCAAGCTCCTGTGGAGTAAGCCATACACCCAAGCACTCTTGAGCAAACTGCAAACTATCCATCTGAGTTCTAAGGGCTCTCAGGGCTGTAATGTTCGTAATACCTTCAACAAGCGAGGGTGCTGCTTGATACCAGCGCTCCTCGTCCGTGACATCACCAACTTCTTCAAGTCCATACTCAATCCAGGACGTCTCAATCTCGCCATTGTTGTTAATAGCGTCTGAGCGCATTTTGTCGAACTTGTCAGCAGGAGAGCCGGCTCGCCTTGGAGTACCCATGTAAATAAATTGCGGGTTTTTATTAGGACCACTCGAGGTAGTTGGCAACAAGGCTTGAACGTGTTCCGGCAATAACTCCTGTGCCTCATCGACCACAATGATGTCGAAGGTGTTACCAAGGTTTGCCGTCTTAGTACGGCAACTGAAGGCGATAAAGCCTTCCCCTTTGCCTTCTGCCTGTGGCTTGAAGGTAAAGCTTTCTTGTGCGGTCTTTGATGAAACTCTCAAGAGTGCATCATTGAAGTACTTGATACCTCGCACCTCATCGTTTGGCTTAGTGCCTAAGATGTTGCGGAAGTCCTCGAGCGTCTTAACCGTCGTGTTGTAATTGTGAGCAGTCCACAGGATGCGGTACCCAAACATCATGGCAAGCGTGATGATATACCACTCGACAATGGTCGTTTTACCATTCTGTCTTGGCACCGACAGACCGAAGATACGTTGAATAAATTGAAGGTCAGTATCAACCGCTGCAAGAATATCGAGCGCCTTGATTTGCCACTGTGCAAAATCAAAGCCACCTTCTTTAGCAAGTGCAATGACAAGCGGTGCTAACGATTTGGTATATGGCTTATAGATGCAATACCTAGGCTCCAACGACGAACTTGAGGGCTTGTGCGACTGCGTCGTCGTGCTTTGTCTCAACGACATCAGCTGCATCAGCTCCCTCCAGTTCAGCAATCTGCGTGACCGCTGCTCGATACTCTTTTGAAATTGCGGAAATGTTGCGTGGATCAGCAATCAACATTTGCTCTCTGAGAAGATTGCGAAGTTCCTTTAATCGCTCGATTGTGTTCTGTTGTTTGCGTTCTCTGAATGGCAGCGTGTGAGTTAGCGTCTCTTTGTCTGGGAGCTTCTCCATTGCCGTCTTCGCGGCATTGTTCTTTTGCTGATACATGCTGTAGTACTTCTGCACCACACGCACGGAACGCCCGATAGTATCTGCAATAACCTTGTTTGGAACGCCCTGGTCTTTAGCCTTTAGAATGTAGTTAATCTCAGTTTGCGAGAGTGTTGCTCCATGCTTACTGTTCGCCATGCACGCTCCTTTCGTTCACGTGTGCATTCTCATTCGTAGCCAGCTATATTGCCCCGTCTGAAAAAATGGCTCTGTGCCGCCGAGATAGCCGCTGCTTAGAGGGGGTGAGGGTCACCCCGCCCCATCTTTACCATTGCCTACTTCTGAATATCTTCCCTGAGCTCACATCGCAAGGAATCTTGTTACTCTTCTCACGATTGCAATGTCTGTGAGTAGCTTGCACGTTGTCCTGGCTGAGCGCCGCTGCTTGCCCAGACTCAAAAGGACCAGCCCAGCAATGGCGTTGAGCGTTGTAAAGTCTGAGCCAATACCTCGACACGGGAACAACCTCATCAACCTCAAAGGCATCTGGATGTCCAGCAGGTAGCGCATAGTTAATTGGCTTGCCACAAATGGCACACGGTAGTCCTTGAGCCATGAGCCAGGCTCTCAGCTTCCGTCTTGCGTTGCCATTTCCCTGGCGAACATTCTTTGCCACTAGATCACCTTGCTAAACAAAAAAGCGCCCTGGCTCATAACCAGAACGCTTATTAGTTCCTTTGTTGCGTAAATCGCTACTGTACATAATATCACAAAACAGTACGCAAGAGCGCGCAAGAGTACGCAGAACTTATTTTCTTGAGTTCTCCATATCTTTGCGAATGAGTTCTTTGATATAGCTCGAGCGGTTCTTCTTTGACTCTA